CTCGTCAGCGCCGGGGTCGCGGCGGCGGACGTCGACGCGGCCGCGGTCCAGCCGTCCGTCCTGCTGCTCCTCAACACGACGCTGGGCATGGTGGACGGTTCGACGCAGCTGACCGACGACGAGCTCGTGGCGCAGCTCAAGGCGCTGTGGGCACCGCTCTTCACGTCGTTCGGCATCGCCGGTGCATCCGAGGTCATCGAGGCGGCCCAGCCGTACACGCCGGCCACTTCGTGAGCAGGAACGGTCGAGTCCGTCTCGGGGACTCGACCGTTCCTGCTCACGAAGTCGCACGGAGCTGACGCGCGACGGACGGACCCGTGCGCGCTCGCCGGCCGGAACGAGGAAGGGCCCCGGTGGAATCCACCGGGGCCCTTCTTCGTACTGTGCGCTCGAAGGGACTCGAACCCCCAACCTTCTGGTCTGTAGTCTCCGCGCTGCCCCAGGCTGCGTGACGCAATGCACCGCGTGGCGGTATCGCGGCGTCGCGGTCAAGCTTCGGTGCGCCGAGCGCGGAACGTAGATAGTTCCGATGTGAACATTTCGTATGCATGGGGAGCCGCGATTGACGGGTTCCTCGGTTCGCAGCGTGCTGCGGGCCTCCCAGAAACGACCATCTACACGCGCCGACAGCACCTGGAGCACCTAGCACGGAGGATCGGCACGGACAGCCCCTGGACCACGACGGGGGCGCAGCTCGTGACGTGGGCAGGCGAGCAGACGTGGGCGCGTGAGACTCGGCGCGGTCGACGCACAACGTTCCGGGCGTTCTGGCTTTACGGCATCGAGGCGGGGCTGACGGACAGCAACGCCGCTCTCGCGCTCCCGAGGGTGAAGCCGGCCCCGCCGCTCCCCCATCCGACACCGGACACGGTTTTCCAGACCGCCATGCGGCGTGCCGACGAGCGCGAACGTCTCATGATGCGGCTCGCCGCCGACTGCGGGATGCGGCGCGCGGAGATTGCCGTCGCACACACTGACGATGTGTTCGAGGACATGCTGGGGTGGTCCATCGTCGTGCACGGTAAGGGCGGTAAGCGCCGCGTCGTGCCTCTGACGCGCGGGTTCGCGGCGATCCTCCGTGACCAGCCCTACGGCTACCTGTTCCCAGGTGACGAGGACGGGCACCTGTCGCCACGGTGGGTCGGGAAGCTCGTCAACCGGCTACTCGACGGCGACTGGACAATCCACTCCCTGCGACACCGGTTTGCCTCTCGCGCGCACCGCGTCAACAGGGATCTCGCCGTCGTGCAGGATCTACTCGGGCACGCCTCCCCGGCGACTACGCGGATCTACGTAGCCACCGACGACGCGGACCGGCGGAGAACGATTGAAGCGATTGCCTCGTAGCTTTACTCGCCAGCGAGGGTTCGAAGCCGACGAACAGAGTCACGGAGGAAACGTTCCAGTCGAGCCACATCTAGATCGCGGAAAGCGCGATCTGATCCATAGTAGTTACCGATCGAAATGCCATTCAACTCTCGGAGTGCCCAGTCGCGCTGTTTCACAGCTACTGCTCGACCACCCTCGAAGCTAGCCCCTTGGAGGTGCTCTAAAGCGTCTCTCATACGACGTAGCTCGTGGTCGGTGTCAAAGGCTTCGCCAAGCGCTTGGAAGGCTGTCTTGAGCCACTGTTGTGCAGCGTCGCCGCTCCACACAAACTCACACTCGGACAGCCACATGCGCCGCCACTGCCTCATTAGAGAAGCGGTGTCCACGTCGTCGTCACCATGCTCATACGCCCGGTCGAGACTATTGAACCTTGTGCGAGCCTCCCGAGCAATCGAAGCCTTCGCAATGGCCGAATCGCACCATATGTCGGCAAGGAACACAACCGGCGAGATTCCGTCGTCGTCGTCAGGGAAGAACGTGATCTCGATGCTCATTCGGTAATGTGCTTGAGGATCCAGTCGCTCTCATCTGCCCTGAACCCTCGCCAGGCCGCCTCATCCTTGCTTACATCGATCACTATGATCTTGTCATTGGCATCACAAATCGCCGCTAGTTCGTTGCGCACCTGCGCCGTATCTTTGCTTGTGACAATGAACCATGCGCTCCCGAGCGCGTGCCAGTACGTGCCATGGCCTTCGAGATAGGCCGAGACGTCCGGATAGTTCTGACCCGGGCCACGAAGATCATACGAAATCATCAAGAGACTCATGGGAGCAAGGTAATCCGTCTACTCGCGGCACCGCGCCCCCCAAATGGGGCGCGGTGCCGTTCGGCTCACGCGTCAGCCAAGCGCATCGTCCGGTTCTGTCTTCAGACTGTCCGGATATCCGGCGGTCGTCGGCTCGTCGATCGCGGGACCATCGTTAAGCGTCTCGACTGCTGCAACCCGTGGGACAGACCCTGCACCAACGCGGGTGAGCCACGTGTTGACGACCGGGATCGCCATGAGCTTGGACAGGGCGCTGGCGATCGAGATCACAAACGCGAACGCTCCGGCGAGCCACGCGAGCCACGAGGCGGGCAGGACGTCGGCGAGGGCGTCGAGCATCTGCGGGGCGACGGCCTGGAGCACGGCGACGGATCCGCCGAGGGTGATCAGGAACGCGAGCGCGGTTTGCAACGCGGTGCGGATCCAGCGCTGACGGGTGTACCAGATGGGCTGCACCGCCACGGTGCGCTCATGGGCTCCCATCAGCCGATCCGCTTCAGATAGCCGCGGACGATGGCCGCTTCGGCGGCGAGCATCTTGTCGCCGCCGTCGTTGTCACGCCACCGCTCCAGCAGCTCCTTGTGGTAGGTGCTCTGGATCGGGGCGGTCTTGCCCGTGATCGTGCTGCAGACGTAGATCGCCTTCGGCTTGTCGCTCGACTTCTGGACGAGCGGAACGAACGTGTACACGCGGTGCCTCCTAGGGGCGGTGGTGGGTGGCTTGCTGAGGTGGGCCTGGGGTGTCGCGCTGACGCCCCAGCGCGGCCGGAAGCGGCCGAGGATGTAGGACCGGGGTCGGAGCCGGTAGGCGGCGGCTTTGGTGTCGGAGCCGTTCGCGCCGAACGTGCGCACGTAGCCGTTGCCGAGATCGGCGACCATGAACTCGACGTGGTTGCCGACGCCGTTGCCCTCCCAGTCGAACAGGAGGACGTCCCACGGCTGGAGATCCCCGTCGCCGGGTGCGTAGGTGCCGTCGCCGGCCGATTTGAATCCGTCGACCCAGATGATGGGTCCGGGCTTGCCGCCCCAGAGCACGTGCGAGCAGAACGCCGCGCAGTCGTCCATGTCCGGGGAGGCCGTCCACGGCACGGGCAGGGCGTCGCGGGTGAGGCCCGCGAGGCTGAGGGCGTACGCGGCCGCGGTGACGACGGCGGGTCGGGTGAGGGTCATGACGGTCTCCTGTCTCGGGTTTGCTCCAGCTCGTCAATGCGGTCCTCGTGCTCGCCGAGCAGGTCGAGCACGCGGTTGAGCTTCCGGTTGACGGTGCCGAGGGTCGCTTTGTTCTCGTCGTGGCGGACGTCGGCCTCTTCGCGGAGGTTGGTCTTGTGGTCGTTCTTGACCTCGTGTTTGATCGCGGCGATGTCGCGGGCGAGCGCGACGATCCAGCGCACAAGCTCGCGCAGCTTCTTGATCACGTAGACGAGCGCCGTGAGCGCTGCGAGGATCCCGCCGAGGATCGTTGTCGCGCGGCCCGTGGGATCCGCCCACACGCCCGTCACGGCTTCGGTGGCCTGTTCTGCGAGGGTCATGCGGGCAGGGGCCAAAACGCGCCGTCGAGGCGGACGGACGTGGTGGAGATCCCGTTGTGGTTGAAGTTGAGCGTCCCGTTGGTGTTCGCGATGAACCGGCAGGCGGTGGCCACGCCCTGGTAGAGCAGGGCGACGAACCGGGTCCCGACCGGGGCGTACTCGGTCGGCAGGGTGACGTAGTTGCCGGAGGGCAGGTTGCCGGACTTCGCCACGAGCACGCCACGGAGGTACACGACGCCGTTGAGGACGCGGTACTGCGCGGGTTCGCTGCTGTCCGACACGACGCTCGACGCGGTGATCGGGACGGCCTTCCAGTCGGTGTCACGGCGGAGGGCCTTCTGCACGGCGTCGGCGAGGTCGCCGAGCCAGTCTTCGAGCGGGTCGACGTCGTCGCCGGCCTCTGGCACGGGCAGGTTGTCAGGGGTGGTGAGTCGCATGATTACCTCAGCGGGTTGGCGTTGAAATCGCGGAAGGTCTGGCCCCGGTAGGTGGCGTTGAGCGCCGCAAACGAGGTGTGCCCGACGTCGGCGAGGTCCCGGAAGCGGGCACCGACGTGTGTCTCGTTGACGTCGACCGTGACCATCCACTGGGTGGGGGTGATGACGTGGCGAATCGCGAGCACGCGGGACTGCTGGTGGAGGTCCTCGTAGTCGATCGCGATCGTTGAGCGCAGCTCCAGGGCGTCGAGAACGTCGATCTTCGACTGGGCGTTGAACGTGATCTGCTGCACCGTGTAGCGCGGTCGTCGCAGAGGCGTCATGACCTCACGGGCGCGCTGCGCGGCGTCGTCGGTGTGGGGCGCTCCGAGGTAGAGGCACGTGTCGATCTCGCTCGCACGGGCACCCCATCGAGCGATGGACGAGTCCTGGGTGAACGTGATCGACTCGTCCGCCGTGTTGCCGGTGGCGGGGTCGTAGCCGTGCTGGTTGAGCTTGAGCGAGTTGACGACGTTGCGGGTGTCGTAGCCGAGCGCGACGTCGGTGTAGGACACGTCCCCGGTGTCGGTGTCGCTGAACCGTGCGCCCGGCTCTGCGTCTTCCTCCGAGCGGCGGAACAGGACGACACCGCGTTTGGTGACGTACCAGCGCGCCCCCACGCTGTTGCAGGCGAGGTCGAAATGGTTGAGCAGGCTCGACTCGTAGCCGACGTCCTGGAGCGCGTACGCGTCCGGCTGGCCGACCTTGATGACCCGCATGTCGCGGATCGTGATCGTGAGGGCGGTCGACGCGCCCGCGCCGAGGGTGGCGTCGGTCTGCTGGAAGAACCCGACCGAGCCGGACTTCGCGGTCGGGACGAACCGGACGGCGAGGGTCTGCGGCTGGCTCGTGGTCATGTCGATCGTGTCGCCGTAGGTGAACGTCCCCGCGCCGCCGTTGCGGTAGGCGACCTTGAAGCTGTCGCCGGTGACGTTGGTGCGGCGGGTGACGGTGACCGTGAGGACGGCGGCGTAGCCCGCGCCCCGGTCGAGGCCGCGGAGGATCTGCGCGACGCGGATCCCGGACACGGTGCCCGCGACTGTCGAGCTGCCGAGGTGGTAGACGCTGTAGCCGCCCTTGCCGTCGCCACCCGCGTACCACTGGTTGCTCGGGCTGACGACGCCGTACTGGTCCCAGCCGCCGCCGTTGACGCCGACCGACTGGTCGTAGAACACGGTGTCGCCGTCCACGGGCGCGTCGATCGGGACGAGGGCGGCTTCGGAGAGCTGCTGGATCCGGTCCGCCCACGTCTGGTAGCCCGCGCCGGACGACGCGATCACGCCGTACCGGTCGGTGTTCGCCAGGGACTGCACCGAGTCGACGGCCTGCACGGTGGTGTAGGTGTGCTTCTGATTGGTGCTCTTGTCGTACTCGACGCTCTGGAAGATGTCCGAGATAGCGCCCGTGAACTCGGGCCGCTGCCGCCCGTTGTCCCAGATCGCGAGCTGCATGATGGTGAAGTTGAAGATCGCCCGGTCGGTGTTCACGGTCTGGGTGTCGACCGAGGCAATGCCGATGTTCCAGTCGTCATCGTCGGGCGCGGTGAAGGTCCAGTCGATCTCCGTGTAGGGCCAGACAGCGATCGGGGTGATGGGGTCGCTCTGCGCGAGAACGGTCGGGTTCGAGGCGGTGCCGGTGTAGATCACCACGCGCAGCCGCGGGTTCACGGCGGCGTCGGTGAGGTCGAGGAAGCCGCGCACGGTGTAAGGCTCGCCGCCGTCGAACTTGCCGACCGGCTTGGGGTTCGTTGGGTTCGCCGCGTAGGTGTTCGGGGACGTCATGAGGATGGTTCCCGCGGGCACCACGGTCGTGTCGGGGGTGCGGTTGTTCCAGTTCGCCTGCACCTGGTCGCTGAACGCGCCAGCACCGAACCCGAGGGTTTCGTCGTTGCCGTTGACCTCGACGGCGATGTTGCGCGGGAACAGGCCCTTCGACGCGATCGCGTCGGCCGCGGTGGCGGGCATGAGGTCCCACGCGAGCGCCGGGGGCAGGGGCGGGCGGATCACCCGAATGGGGCTGTTCGGCTGGAGGTCGGACACGCGGCGGAGGTCGAGCGGGCCGTAGAGCTGCGCTTCGAGGGTGCCGACCTGTGTCTCGACCTTCGCGCCGGACTGCGTTGCGCCGCGCTGAATGTCGACGTTGGTCGCCCGGTCGGCGAGGTCGGTCCACGCTCCGGCGTCGCGGTCCCAGGCCTGGAAGGTAAGCAGGTTGATCACCGGGCGTTCGCTGACGGTCATCGGTCGGTTCCGTTCGCGCGCTGCCACTCCTCGATCGCCTTCGCGATGATGCGGCCGGATTCACGGGTGGGGTTGAGCATCTGCGCCTGCACGGTCGTGGCGAGCACGATCGTGCGCGGGGTGGCCCCGGCGAGGTCGATCGACCCGAACCCGAGCGTGGAGAGGGTGTCGGGGTTGAGGCTGCCGCCGATCAGGTCGGTCAGGTCGGCGAGGGTGCGCTGCACGCCCTGCCGGCCGTTCTCGAGGCCGGTCACCAGCCCGCCCATGATTAGGCGTCCGGCTCCGGTGAGCAGGGTCTTGTCCCGCTTGACGGGACCCTTCCACGACGGGATCTTGTCGGTGAGCTTCCCGAACCACTTCTGGACGGTGCCCCACAGCGACTGGAGGCCGTTGACGAAGCCCTGCACGACGTTCTTGCCCGCGTTCCACAGGAACTGTCCGGCGTCGCCGATCGCGCCGGTCACGCGGTCGCGCATCCCGCCGAGCCACGACGACGCCGCGCTCCAGCCGGTCTTGATGCCGTTGAGCGCGCCGGTCAGGATGTTGCGGCCACCGGAGACGAGCCACGAGATCGCCGCGCCGAAGACCCCGCGGACCTTTCCGGGGATCCCGCCGAGGAACGCCATGATCTTGCCCCAGTTGTTCACGATCAGGCCGAGCGGCGAGTAGGCCCACAGCGCCTTGATCACGGCGAGGACGAGCGCGATGATCTGCGCGATCTTCGCCCGGGCGCTCTGGAAGGTGGCGACGATCGCGGCCCACGTCTTCTTGAGGAAGGGCAGGGCGGTTCCTTGGAACCACTCGACCACCGCGGCGATGGCGACCTGGATCCCCTTCCACACGGCCTGCACGATCGCGCGGCCGAGCTTCGTCTGGGTGAAGAACCACACCAGCCCCGCGACGAGCAGCGCGATCCCGGCGATGATCAGGCCGATGGGGTTCGCGGTCATGGCGGCGTTGAGCAGCCACTGGACGGCGGCGGCGGTCTTCGTCGCGGCCGACACGGCGAGCTGCGCGGTCTTGGCCGCGACCATGCGTGTGGTGTTCACGGTCCACGCGGCCGCCTGACGGCCGAGCGCGGCCGTGCCGGTCCCGATGTTCTGGGCGAGGGTGATCGCGCCGCGTCCGGCCGTCTGGAGGCCGCTGAGCGCGGTTCGGGCGGCTCCGCCCATGGTGCCTGCCTTGCCGGAGAACGACGAGGCGGCGGCGGAGGCGTTGGTGAAGCCGTCGCGGAACCGGCCCGCGACGCCGACGACGCCCATGATCCCGGAGCGAACCTCGGTGAAGACACCTGTGACGGTCTGCCAGCCCTGCATGACGGCCCCGGTGACCTTGAGCGCTCCGGCGAGGCCGACGAGCGCGCCGACGAGGGCGATCACGAGCTGCGGGTTGTCGGAGAACCACTGGACGAGCGCGGCGAACGCAGGCGAGTCGACCAGTTTCCCCACGCCGTCGAGGATCGACGCGAGGGCGGGGAGTAGCGCCGAACCGATGGTGGCTGCGGTGTTCTGGAGCTTCGCGGAGAGGATCTGCTGCTTCTCGCCGACGGTGTTGGTCTGCTTCTGGAACTGCCCCTGCGCGTCGGTGGACTGCTTCGTGAGGGCGGCGAGGATCACCTGCTGCTTCTGCGCGTTGGTCCACTTGGACGAGTTGCCGTCGAGGCCCATAGCGATTGCCTGTTGCTGGAGCATCGACTGGTTGAGCGAGATCCCGTACTTCTCGATGGGATCCATTTCGCCCTTCATGGCCGACGAGAGCGCGTCCACGGCGTCAGCGGTGGTGCCGCCGAACGTCGCCGCGAGGTCGGATCCAAGGCCGATGAGATCCTTCGTCTTGCCGCCGAGCTCCGCGAGCGGGGTCCCGGCGTTCTTGAGCTGCGAGCCGAGCAGCGTCGCGAACCGGTCGTACTCGACCGAGGACAGGCCCACCGCGTCGGCGGCTTTCTTGGAGTCGCGGACGACGCCGTTCGCGTACTTGCCGAACACGGCCTGCACACCGCCGACCATCTGCTGGAGGTCGGAGGCGGGCTTGAGGGTCGCGCCGAGGCCGGCAACGATCGCCGCGGTACCGACCCCGACGACGTTGCCGGCCTTCGAGAATCGGCCTCCTACCCGGTCGAGCTTCGCCGCGAGGCTGTCGACCCCCTTGGACGCGCTGCCGGTGTTCGCGAGCACCGAAATGGTGATCGTGTTGTTCGGCATGAGTGGCCTACTTTCGGGAGTGGCGCTTGACGGCGGAGAGGATTGCGGAGCGCTGACCGGCGGTCAGATTCCAGTAGTCGGCGGGCGTCAGATGGACGAGTCCGGCCACGACGAACTCGGCGAGGTCGCGGTCGCGGTCTCGGCGGAGTGCGCGGGCGACGAGGCGGTCTCGGTGCTGATCTGCACGGGCGGCTCGGTCGGCGTCGGAGCCGCCTCCGTCACCGGGGTCGCCTCCGGCTGCGTAGGGTCCGCGGGCACGTCCTCGTCGTCGCCGTCGAGGTTCAGCAGCTCGTTGACCTCGCGCTGGGTGAGGTTCAGGGCCTGGTCGAACTGGTAGGTCGGTTCGGTGCGGCGCTTGACGACGTAGGCGAGCGCGGCGGTCATGCGGCCGACGTAGGAGTCCTCGTCGCTGAACTTCTTGATCGACATCTTCGAGATGTCTTCCACGCGGGCGATCTCGCCGAGGGTCAGGGAGTCGATGTCAAAGCCGGACATGGTGTGCCTTTCAGGGCTAGTCGGGGAGGCCGTTCTTGGCGAGGATCGCCATGAGGCCGCGGTCGAGCTGGTCGTAGATATCGGCCTGCTGGGACCGGAGCGCGTCCGTGAGGAACGGATGCGCGGGGATGTTGTGGGCGGGCCAGCCGTAGTGCTCAACCCCGGCGTAGGGGACGCGAGCTGACCCGGCGCGGACCACGGCTTTGGTTTTGCCACGGCCCGCGCGGATGGTGCCTTGGAGGGCGCCGGAGAGGTACGGCGCTTCGGGGCGGGCGGCGAGCACGACGGTCATGCCGATCGCGTGCATGAGTGCGGACATGTCCTGCATGTCCGCGCCCGACTTCCGGAGCGCCCGGACGGCCTTATTCAGACCGTCGACGCGGATCCGGCCGCTGCCGCCCGCCACCGGTTAGACCGTGTCGGGGAGGTCGGCGGCGGCGGTCACCTTCCGCGGCTTGCCGTCGAGCTTCCACTTGAGGTCGGTCGTGTACTCCTCGTCCTCACCGGCGTCGCCGCCCAGCTCGGGCGGGGCACCGATCGTGACGTCACCGACGAACCACGGCGCGTCGGGGGTCGGCTCGGCTGCGACGCCCTTCGGGGCGTAGACGTAGGGCACGCTCTTTCCCACGTTGTCCCAGGCGTAGGACCAGAACGACGTCGGGTCGAGCGACTGGATAGCGGTGATCTCCAGCGTGTAGGCCTTGCCGCCACCGTTCGCGGCGTCGTAGAAGGTGACGACCTTGCTGTCGGCGTCGTCGTTGGTGACCTTGCAGGACGTGATGTCCATCCAGAAGTCAGTCGCGTCGATCTTCAGCGACAGGGCGTTGCCCTTGAGTCGCTTCGATCCTCCGGTGGGCAGAACCATGGTGTGTGCTCCTAGCGGGTGGTGGTGAGGGTGATGCGGGCGGCGAAGTAGGACGGGCCGTTCTGGCCGATCTGGAGGCTGTAGGGCTGGGCCACCTGGTCGATGCCGAACGGGACGAGAGCGACGAGGCTGTCTTCGATCAGAGAGTCGAGGCTGACGGTCTGGTTGCGCTTGTCGCCGGGGGCGACGAGCAGGACCACCTCGTGATGGATCGCCCACCGCACCGCACCCGGCCGCGAGGTCTTTGACGGTTCGATGTAGGGCGATCCGGGCTGGACGAGAGCGAGCGGCGGGTTGAGGCGGTCGGGAAGGTAGGCGACGGCGGTGATGCCGGCCGCGGTGATCGCGGCCGTGATCTCGTCGCGGAGCTTCGTCAGGTCGGACGTCGCGGCCGTGGTGCTCATGCGACGCCTGTCGGGACGAACTGGTCGAGGATCGGGTAGGCCCGGATCAGCGGGTCGCGGGCGGTGAACACGGTCGGTGCGCCGTCTCCGGATCCGAACTGCGCGACGCCGTTCGGGGCCTTGCGGCGGTTGTATAGCTCGGAACCAACCTCGAGTACCGCCCCGTCCACGATCGCCTCGGGGACCGTGTGCGTGCCGATGTACTGCTTCACGAGCACGTCCGCGCGGGCGACGCACGACTCCACGAACTTGTCGGACGGGTCCCCCGACCCGCCCGCGTACTGGTCAGGGTTGACGTACGCGAGCAGGTCGGCGGCGGTGACGGCCATGACGACTACGCGCCAGCGGCGGCGGGGTCGGCCTTGACGACGGGGATGAGCCCGCCCGGGATCTCGTCCGCCAGGGCGGTGTAGAAGTACACCGAGTAGGCGTTGGTCAGGTTGACGATGTTCGAGTCGGTCAGCGACACGATCGGGCTGTTGTAGGCGCGGATCGCGAGCTTGTTGATGAACTGCGGGGTCGCGTCGGTTTGCTTCGGGTCGACGCGGACGATGACGCCCGCGAGGTTGCCGCCGAGCGCGGCGGCGGTGACGACGCCGACCGCGTTGACGCCCTCGCCGTAGACGATCATGAGCGGGCGACCGGCGTTGTCGGTCATGTTCGCGAGCACCTTGAAGGTGCCCTTGTCCACGAGCAGCCCGTCGAGGCTCAGGCCGATCTCTTCGTAGAGGCCAGCCGCGTCGATGATGCCGCCGACCCAGCCGGTGTACTTCGTCTGGTCGGCGACGGTGACCGTCGTGCGGGACGCTGCCGTGTCCGCGGCGAGCTGCTTCGCGCGGGTGTCGGCGACGAACCGGCGCAGCGCGACGTTCTTGTTGCGGCGGGCCTCGATCGCGAGGGCGCGGAGGTTCGTGTCGAGCATGTTGACGCTCGACCGCTCGATCTCCTGACGGGAGAGCTTCGTGTACCCACCGACCGTCTTGACGGGCGCGTTGCGGGTGTTCACGGTGACCTTGCCGTACACGAGGTCGTCGCCCTCGTTCTCCTGTTCGCCGACCTTGATCGTGTTCGACTTGAGCTGGCCGTACTCGATCGTGGTCCCCTCCGCGGGCAGGGTGCCGGTGGAGAACAGGTCGGAGAGGATCGACTTGTCCTCGATGATGCGGGTGAGGTCGCCGACCCAACCCGGGCGCAGCGTGCCGTCGTCCGCGACCACGCCGCCGTCGTAGGCGCGCTGGAGGGTCTGTTCATAGCTGGCGATCGTGTCGGTGTCGCCGCGGACGAGCAGCTGGAGGATCTGGCCGGCCGAGCGGGTGTCGGTGACCGGAGCGGCGTCGCGCTGGCCGAGCATGTCGGGGATGCCGCGCTGGAGGTCTTCGATCTGCTGTCGGACGGCAAGCTCGTGCGCGTCGAGGTCGGCGCGGGTCAGGACGTTCTCGGTCATGGGCTGTTCTCCACGGTTCTGGTCGGGGGTCGGGGCGGGCTGGCGGTGGCGGACGTCGAGGACGTCGGCTCCGTCGTAGGCGGGCATGGGGACGAGGGAGACTTCGGGGACCTGGACGGCGGTGCGGGTGACGTTCCCGGTCTCCGCGTCGATCTCGGTCGTGATCGGGCGGAACCCCACGGAGAACTTCCGGACCACGCCGTCGCGCAGCAGCGTGTAGGCCTCGTCGCCGCGGGGGGTTTCCGAAATCCGGGCGGTGATCTCCCATCCGGCAGGGGTGTCGCGGTGCGAGATAATCCGGCCGATTGGCTCGGAGTGCCGCCAGTAGAGCAGCGCGTCGTCGGAGTCCTGCACGGCACCGGGGGCGAACTCTTCGGTGTAGGTGCCGTCCCAGTCGCGGATCTCGGTCGGCTGGTTGTAGGGCACGGCGATGCCCGTGACGGTGCGCTCGTCGGTGTTGACGGCGCGCACGTGCATCTCGCGGACGTGGAGCTGGTCCTGAACGGTCATGCCGTGGCCTCCGTGGGCGTGGTGTCGGCGGGCGCGTCGTCGGCGGGAACCGCGGCGGACGGGTAACCGGTGGTGACGGCCTCGTTCGTCCAGAACTTCGCGTCCTGGAGCGCGGTGAGGGCGGTGGAGAGTTCGCGGCCGGCCGGTGCCATGGCGAGCACCTGTTCGGCGAACGCGCGGTAGGCCTGGGTGTTGGACTCGATCTGCGCGACCGCTTCGGGCGGCAGCACCTTGCGCTCGAATCGGGCGAGGACGGGGTTAGTCATCGGTGCCTCCGGTGGTCGCGGCGATCTGGGCGGGTTCGTCGGTCTTCTGCGCGTCGAGTTCGCCGAGATCCTTGACCGGCGCGGCGACGGGCTTCGGGTCGTCCAGGCCGTCGATCGGGGCGAGCCCTTCGATCTCGCGAACCTCGTTCTTGAGCAGCCACCCGGCATCGATGCCGAGCTTGTGCGCTTCGTAGCGGGCCTTCGTGTCGGCGCGGAGAATGCCGTCGAGGTTGAACCGGACGGTCTGCCCGTGCGCGGTGATCTCGGTCCACGCCTCTTCGATCTCCCGGAGCGGCTTCTGGAGCGTCCAGCGCACGAACGCCAGGTCTTCGTCCTGGAGGTTGGAGTACGTGTCGCTGCTGCCGTCGAGGGACACCAGCAGCAGGCGCGGCGGGATCCCGAACATGCGGGCCACCTGGAGCGCGGAGAGGTTCTGGGACTCGATCCACTGCGCGTCTTTGGGGTTGAGCGACGTCGTGACGAACTTGACCCCGGAGTGCAGCACGCGGATCCGCTTGCGGTCCTCGTACCAGGCGTCCTTCGTGGCCTTCGCGACGTCGCCGTTGAGGCGCTGATCGGTCGAGAGGTACCCGGGCGGGATATCGCCCCGGTCGAACCACTGAGTGGCGTAGTCCTGCACGTCGAGCGCGCCGGAGATCTCCAGCCGCGCGGCCTGGATCGGGCCGAGGCCGGTCGAGCGGCCGGGGATCCGGAGCAACTGGAGGTGCTGGATCTCGTCCGTCTTGAGGGTCTTCCCCTGGTAGCTGTACCCGGTGACGGTCGAGCCGTTCGCGACGGTGGTCAGCGGGGCGACGAGCATCGGGTCGAGCACTTCGGCGGTGCGGACGACGCCGAACGCGTCACGGTGCAGCCGCCAGTAGGCGTTGCCGTGACCGGCGAGCGACGTCACCGACAGCTCGATGAACGCCGAGCGGGGCATGGTGAGGTCGGGCTTGCGGACGATCGCGGGCTGCGGCTCGACCTTGTTCTGACCCCGCCACACGTCGACGGAGAGCTGCGAGGCGGCGGTCGCCCAAATCGCCATGGCGCGGTAGACGGACGACAGGCCGAGCGCACGGCCGAGTGTGACGCCGACCTGGCTGGACCGCGAGGGCGGAGCGACTTCGGTGGGCATGTCCGCTGCGGCGTTCTCGTCGGCACTGCGGAGTCCGAGGACCCGGGAGGCGAGGTTGCGAGCGATCGACACGGGAGAGAGCTTCCCGGCGACCGCCCGCCGCCCCGTAGCGTTCGATACCGCTCGCTACACGAGAGTGCGTTTCGGCACGTTTCGGTACATCTCGGTCAGAAGATCAGCGACGTCGTTTCGTCGGTGATCTCGGCGACGTAGATCCCCCGCACGGTCGCGAGCGCGGCTTCGATCGACTGCGGACCGGTGCCCTTGACGAGCTTGTACTGGTCGCCGTGGTTCTTGCGGACGACGTTCTGGAACTGTTCCGCGAGGCCTGGCGCGCCAGAGTGCCGCACGAGTCCGCGGACCACCTTCGAGTACGCCATGCCCGCCGCCGCGATCTCGTCGCCGAGGCTCATCGTCCGCACGGGGTAGCCCTGGTCCTTGAGCTGCTTCCCGAGCGCGCCGAGGCTGAACCCGTCGACCACGAATGTCTCGGGCGACATGGCCGTGAACAGGCGTTCGCACTCGTCGCTCAGGGCTTCGATGCTCGGGTTCGGGATCGACGCCACGACGTCGACCTCGATCACGCCGTCGTCGCGCTTCGACGTCGCGACGAACGATGCGAACGACCAGTCGGGGGTCCGGTCGATCGTGACGACGGGCCGTTCGAACGCGAGATCGTCGGGGTTGACACCCCACTTGCGCCAGTCGTTGACGGCGAGGTAGGCGTTGTCGGAGCCGGACACGAACCGGTTGAGCCGGTACCGGATCGCGGCACCGGGCGGCTGCCCGCGGACGGCGCTGATCGCGTTGGCGATTTTGCGTCGTCCGGACGCGATCCCCGGGTTCGCCATGGCGAGCCACCGGGCGAGTGTCGCGTCGTCGGCGGGTACGCGAGCTTCGGGGGCTTCCCAGATGAACTTCCCGAACCGGGTCCCGGGTGAGTCGTCGGCGTCGTACAGGCGCAGCAGCAGCGCCGACTCGTCGTCGCCAGCGGTGGTGATGCCGACCACCATGCAGTCGTCGCGGTCGCCGAGCCCGTTCACCATGTCGTCCCAGAGCACCGGCTTGACCAGGTGCACCTCGTCCACGCCGCCGAGGTCGATCGGGATCCCCTGGAGCGCGGCCGACTTCGACGCTTTCAGCTCCCACTCGCCACCCGTCACGGTCGTCAGGCCGCGGGTGTTCGTCATGCGCTCGAAGTGCGGCGCCAGGGCCGCGGAGCGCGTCGCCACGCCGAGTGCGCGCTTGTACACGAGCTGCGCCTGTTCACGGCTCGACGCGACACTGATCACGGTCGGGGCGCGCTTGGCGACCATGAACAGCAGGCCGAGCGCGGCGACGATCTCGGTCTTCCCGTTCTGCCGGCCGACGCTGATCAGCACTTCGCGGTAGCGGAGGATCCCGAACGAGTCGACTTCGGTGATCGCGTGCAGGAGCTGGTCCTGCCACCGCTCCAGGCAGTAACCGTTCGACACCCACCACGCCTTGCGGAACACGTCCCGGTAGCGCTCGTACCACGAGTGGAAGTCAGGTGTGAGGGGCGGCGTAAACCGCGTCGGAGGCCACGGTTCGATCCCGGTCAGATCGAACGTGGCCTCCGGCGCATCGAGCACCGTCGTCACTGCTTCCAGTCCCCGAAGTCCATGGGCGGCGGCAGCGTGTCGTCAGTCTTCGCGGCGGCGGGCGACTTGCCCGCGAGGTCCCGGTACGTGAGCGAGAACTGCGACACGAGCGCGGCCTGCGGGGCCTTCCCGCGGGTCAGCTCGTCGTCCAGAACCTTCGCCAGCGATCGGAGCACCTTGAGCGCGGGCCGGTGTGTGTCGTCGAGCCACGATGCGGCCGCTCGGAAGCGCGCGACGGACTCGACGTAGCTCTCTTCGTCGTCATCGTCGGCGATCGTCGGCGATTCGTTGGTCATGGGTCATGTCTCCCGAATATTTGGGCTGATCTGGGAAAAAGGCAGATGTGGGCGGGGTAGGCCGGGGGTCGCTCAGAAGAACCGGACCGGCCAAGTCACCACTGGCCGTCCTCCCCGTCCCGGTCGCACAGGGGGCAGGGCTGGCCCGCTGCTGCCCGCCACAGGCGCGATCCCCTGCGGGGTGGAGTCGTGTGTAGGCGGCAGGCGGGATCGGTCGGCAGGTGGACGCTGACGCCCTTGCGGGCCTGGTGCAGTCGGTACCAGTCGGAGGTCCGGTAGAGGTTCCGGGCGATCAGGGCGAGGCAGAGCAGCACGACGGCGGTCGCGACGACGACGGTCGCGGTCATCAGAAGCTCCACATCACGGCACGAGTAACGCCGCGGCCGTCGAGCGGCGCGGCGCGCCAGAAGCGGATCCGCTCACCGCCGTAGCTGCCCCAGACCCATCGGCCGGTCGTCAGATCGGGCGCGTTCTCCAGGTAGGGCTCGAGCATTTCGAGGGCCTCGTCGTCGTCGTAGCGGTACTCGTCCTGGAACATGGCGAGCAGCGCGTCGCGGGCTGCTTCGACGTCGTGCGTCTTCGTGACGATCGCACCGCCGCCGTCCTGGAACTCGACGGCGACGGGCTTGGGGGCGGGGCGGTTCTTGGTGGGCATAGTCAGCTCCAGCGGGGGTTGCGGTAGGCGGGTCGGTGGTTGGTGTGTGCGCCCTTGCGGCTGTTGCAGGGGCGGCAGAGGGTGGTGAGTTCGTGGTCGTGGTACTCAGTGCGGCCGGTGTTCGCCACGGCGTCGATGTGGTCGACGGTGAGGTCCGATTCGGATCCGCAGGCGGTGCAGCGGTAGCCGTCGCGTTTCTTGATCCGGGCGGCTTGTGTCTTCCAGGCCCGGGTCGTGAGATCGGCGCGGGGGCGTTTACCGGGCACTGCCGGCCACCTGGCGTCGTCGGGCGGCGAACGCTTTGAGGTCATTCGGGTGGTAGCGGGCGAACCGGCCGGAGGGCATCCATGCGGGTCCCTGGCCCTTGCGGCGGAGGTCGGCGAGCTGGCGCTTGCTCATGCCGAGCCAGGTCGCTGCGTCCGCTTCGCTGATGAACCCGGGTTCGGTCATGAGCTGGTGGCCTTCCGTTCGGCGCTTTGCAGGGCGAGGATCACGGTTCGTAGTTCGCGGGGTGTGAGCCAGCGGGACTCGGTTCCGACGTCGATGCGGACGGCGGGTCCGCGGTCGGGGACGAACCTCGCGTGGCGGATCCCGATCCCGAGTTCTCGGAGAGTCGGGCCGATCCCGAGCGGCCGGTTGCCCGCTTCGCCGTCCCTGCTGGGCCGCGGAGCGGCCTCTGCCACCTGACGGGCTGTCAGCCCGTTGCAGAGGTGACGGGACGCATCCCTGACGGATACCCAGACGTGGCGGTCGTGCTCGATCTCCTGGGGGCAGCGCAGCGCGTCAGGCACGGTCGGCTCCAGCGATCGGCGGGTGGACGGGGCAAGGCCAGCGCAGTGAGCCGTCGCCTGACGGGCAGGTGCACCCGCTGGTCGCGGCCTTCGGGGCTGCGCGCCAGAGGAGTGCGCCCCAGACGGTCCATGCGAGGACCGCAGCGATCGCTAAGCCTGCGAGCGGTGTGGTGTCGGTCATGCGACCGCTCCGATCTGATCGGCGACGCGCACGCCGCACTCGTTGAGACACCAGCCGGAGGCGGGGTCTGGGTTGTGGACGCCCGATCGGGATGCGGAGCAGCGCTCAACGCTTCCCTGAGCGGAACCTGGGAACACACCTGTACTTACGTTCTCAACGTGACCAGTAGGTGTTCTCACGTTGGTCTTCTGGTCTTGTTCTTCTGGAGAGTGTTCTTCTGTAGTCGTGCGATTAACCGATGTCGGCTCAGCCGTTGTCGGTCCAGCCGTTGTCGGTCCACCCGTTGTCGGTTCAACCGATATCGGAGAATCGCACAACGGTTCTGACCGGGCCTTTTTGCCTCGTACGGGCCGGTAGCCCTCCGGAACGCCGTCGAGGGCCATAGGCGAGCCCTGCGAGTTGTCCACAGGCTGCACGCGCTCGTCGTGGGGGTCGGAGATCATCCAGACGACGACGCCGAAGCGCCCGCCTTCGGTGACCTTCTGCGCCCGCTTGATGTAGCCCGCGGCCTCTAGCTCGTTCACGGCCGACCGGACGGCGGAGAGGCCTTCCTGGGCGCTCTGGGACTCGTCCCGGGTGTCGGCAGCGAGGTCGCGGAGCGTGATGCTCCAGCCCGCGTCGTGCGACATGAGGTAGGTCAGGATCCCGCGGGCGCGGTAGCTGATCCGCTTGTCGCGCGCCCAGTCGTTCGGGATGCGCGTGAACCCGCGCTGCTCCCAAGACAGGCCGTTGCGGACGATGCGGCCTGCGGTCTTCGGCACGCTCATGCGTTTGCTCGCTCGGTGGGGCAGACGTCGGCGGGGTCGAAGAGGTACGCACCACGGAGACCGGGGAGCTTCATGGCCGGACGGAGGGAGCCGGATTCGACGCGCTGGAGAATCGCCTGGCGGCTGACCTCCAGGGCGGCTGCGACCTCCGCGGTCGTCATGTAGTCGTTGGGCATGTCCCCAACCTTGCAAGTTGGGAACTTTCCCAACGTGCACGACACGCCGAAGACGCTGGAATTGACCAGCTAGCCCTCGCTAGCCTTGCTACATGACAATGCAACCGATTGGGCAGCCGGGGAAGGTTCCCGCGTGGACCGTGGCGGATCGTCTGCGGAAGGCGCGCGAGTCGGCGGGTCTAGACCAGGGCCAGCTCGCAGAGCTGACCGGCATGGCGCGCAACACGATCAGCAACTACGAGGCCGAGCGCGTCAAGCCGCGCCGCGCGGGGATCATGGCGTGGGCGCTCGCTACCGGCGTGCCGCTGTCGTGGATCCAGACCGGTGCCGCTGAAACGCAAAACGCCCCCGGTCCCGATGATGGGACCGAGGGCGATTCGGATGGTGTGCGCTCGAAGGGACTCGAACCCCCAACCTTCTGATCCGTAGTCAGATGCTCTATCCATTGAGCTACGAGCGCGTGGCCTTGCGGCCGTGGAAGACTCTACAACAGGTGCGGCCCGGGCGCCAATCGAGGCCCTCCGGCCCCGGTGCTCGGCGTGTCGCGAACGGTCTCCGACGGCCGCACCGTCACAGCGCCGCGGGCTCCTCGTCGAACACCTCGGCCAGGAACACACGGAGTGCCTGCCACGACCGGCGGTCGGCACGCTCCTGGTACTGCGCGCCGTGGTCCGGGGCGTCGGTGCCGGGTACGGCGAACGCGTGCATCGCGCCCGAGTACGTCACGACCTGCCAGTCGACGTCCGGAGCCGCCCGCATCTCGTCCTGCCACGCGTGCACGGCGTCGTCCGGCACGACGGGGTCGGCGCCCCCGGTGAGGACGAGCAGCTTCGCCCGGATGTCCGCGGCGTCCGAGG